CATACACAATGATGAATTTCATCACCATGCGCAGAACATCTTACATAATCCAAACCGCCATCGGTGAAATATGTTTTACCATTTTCATCCAGATGCGTTTGATGATCTAACCTGTGGCGTGAATAAAGTATCGTGCCATCAGGTGTTTCAATACAGTTTTTAACTAAATTAGGTTTGTTGCTCATTTTCTCCCCAATCCAAATCAATTCGTGAATCACCCTTCTTATTCCAATACCACCCAATACCACATTCTTCAATAATAGGTAATATCGCCTTCAAATTCTTAACACCGTCTTTGTCGCCATTGAAACAGAATGTCGACTGCGTTTGCTCGTAATGTGTGTAGTGAGGATATACGCAATATTTACGATTCTTGTAATCAAGTTCTTCCATCAATTCATCTGATAGAACATAACCTGTTCCGTTACAAATCTCGCAATCATCTTCTGTTTCGTTGTCCCATCCTTCACCGCAACAAGGATCACATTCTTCACCTTCTTCGTAAAGATCAATTTGACAATCTTGTTCGTGATTGAATAGGACTTTAGCAAGATCAACCCACTTGTATTCTATTGTGTTTCCATCCTCATCCTCACGAATAAGGTAACCATCCTTGTCATACTTTGCATCAAGGTAATCAGGAACATCCATCCATGCACACGACTGACAACATGCGTGTCCCCATCCGCAATACCAACCTTCTTCACGGAGTCGGTCAAATAGAATATCAAGTTTGTTCTTTTTCATTAGACGATTAAACCACTTGTTGCCTGGAAGTATGCCTTTTCGATTTCTTTGCTTGTTTTTACAGTGAAGATTACACCGCCTGCACTCAATAGGATTGTAGGAGGACTTTCAATCCCAGTCATACAAATACCACGAGCAAATCCCATTGAATCCTGCTCTTGTCCCATCACAATCATTTTAGGATCTTTCAATTCAACACCTGCTTCCGTTGCAGAAACAAACTTGCCAACAAACTCGCCGCTCAAGGTTGCGACTGATACAACATCATTTTTCTCAAAACTCATTTCACTTTCCTATTTTAAATTAATAATTCTTTTACACATAAAATGACTACTGCTAACAACCCAGAGGAAACTAATCCAAACAGTGTACCCCATAGGTAGAAGTTAATGTAATCATCATCTACTATTTTCTTTTTCATTGTAATAAACCCTTATGTTTTTAGACATAGTGATTTATTTATTCAACTTTTTAGCGATCTTTGTGATTATGATGAGATAGTCCTAAACCGACTGCCTCAAACACAGCAATGACAAAACCTAAACTGCCGACTGACAATGCCAAACCATACAATGCATCTACTAACATAATAATTTCCTGACTCATTTTGATTGATATAGCGTTATTATACAACAATCAAAACCTTTTGTCAACTAATCCCACAAATCTTCGTAATACTTTCCGAACAATCTAAATCCATTCTTGATTCGTTCATAACTTTCAATCTGATCACGTTCAAAGATCATTCGTTCTCTTGGTGAACAGAACATCCTATCACCTTCATTATCCCAATCTCCTACTTTATGTTGGAATGCGTAAATCATTTCTGACAGCACATGATCCCATCGTTCATGAACTTTATCTTCTCCATGTAATCTTTCTGGGACATCTTCGTTATCAACCTTTGCTGATCCGTGTCCTGTTTTGGCAAGTTGTAATAATGACGGCAGAATGATTTCTGCTAACGTACAATCCATTGACCATGTATCCCAAGGATCAATCCTAACCTGAACCTTTTGCTGAGGTACATATCCGAACCAATTATACAAGTATCTGTGATACCACCTATCCTTTGGGAACTTGCCTATATTCACTTTCATGATAAAATATCCGCTATCCTATGCGCTAATTCAACAAACCATTGTTCACCTCGACCACGAGTTGTCTCTGCCGCTGTGCCAATACGAATACCGCTTGTTTCAACAAATGATCTTGGATCGTTCGGGACACCATTCTTGTTGACTGTAATTCCGTTATCTTCAAGAAGATCTGCCGCTACACGACCACTATATTTTTTCTCGCTCAAATCCATCAAAATAATATGAGAGTCAGTTCCGCCTGTTTGAACAGGGAATCCTCTTTCCTCAAACACTCTACACATTGCCTTTGCGTTGCTCACAACCTTTGTCACATACTCGACAAATTCAGGTGTTGATGCTTCGATAAAACACTGTGCCTTAGCAGCGATAATATGCATCAAAGGTCCGCCTTGCGTTCCTGGGAATATTGCACTATTAATCCTGCGAGTATAATCTTCATCATTCCATAGGATGATCCCACCACGAGGTCCTCGTAATGTTTTGTGCGTAGTTGATGTAACAACATCAGCATATTGCATAGGACTTTCATACGCACAACCAGCAATCAAACCGGAATAATGCGCCATGTCTACTAACAAAATTGCGCCAACTTCGTCTGCAATATCTCGGAACTCTGCCCAGTCAATTTGTCTCGGATAAGCACTAGCACCTGCGACAATCATGTTAGGTCTGTGACGTTCTGCTAACATTCTAACCTGATCATAATTAATGCGACCATCTTCTTCAACACCATACGAAATAGCGTTGTAAATTTTACCTGATATATTAGGAGGACTGCCGTGACTCAAATGACCACCGCTTGCTAAATCCATTCCAAGAATAGTGTCTCCTGGCTTGAGAAATGCCTGATAAACTGCTGTATTTGCGTTTGCGCCACAGTGAGGTTGCACATTTGCATAGTTTGCACCATACAATTCACACAAGGTTTTGATTGCTAATTTTTCAATGTCATCCATGTATTCGCAACCATTATAATATCGCTTACCAGGATAACCCTCTGCGTATTTGTTTGTGAATACACTACCTGCCAATTCCATAACCGCTTCACTAGCAAAGTTCTCACTCGCAATCAACTCAACCGTTCTTCCTTGTCGGTTTGTTTCTGCTCTCAAAATTTTTCTTATTTTTTTGTCCATTCTTCCTCTTCTTTTATATCAGGATGCTCTAACCATCGTTCATGCATATAATACCACCCATATGCTCGTTGCTTTGTCTCATACTGTGGGCTCAATGCAACATCGTTGTCGCTAACCCAAAACCAAACTATCTCTACTTCGTTATGCTTATATTTTATCAGTTTCATGAGTGGTCCCCAGATGTACGCCTATTGTTTTGTCTAAACGACTCATAGGGATACTATCCTGTGAGAGTTCTAACGCCTTTTGTTTCATATTCACATTAAAGTTATCACGAAACCAAATGTCGACTCGATCAGCAATGTCAATTGCCTTACGAAAGATTTTACCTTTCCATCGATTCAATACTCGCATTAGAACAGTTCCTTCTCGGTCATCACAAGAAACTCCATCTGATTATCTTGTGCATATTGAGTAGCGGCACTCCACTTTGCTTTGTTGACTTTCATTGTTCGTTGTTGATGTGGTTTAATCTCAACAATCTTTTGAACTCGATTCCCATTCTTATCAATCATATCAACCCAGAAGTCAGGATAATACGTTCGATGTTTTTCTTCAAATATATATGGGATCTTAATTTCTTCACTTGACCATGATAAAATTTGTTCATTGCGGTCGCAATAAACCATGAATAATCTTTCCCAACTACTGCGGTAGATTATCTGTTTTGCATTGCCGTCATACTTCTCGGCATTCTTAGGAATGTACTTACCTTTAAAATGTGATCTAGACATGTTGTACTTCCCTACACTCCTTAAACCTGCGCATCGAGGTTCTTACTCCGTAGTCATCGTCTGTATTATCAATTGAGGCAGCGAGACCACATAGCAAGATCGCTCGAAACAAATTACCCATCAGATTTAGATTGTGACTCCTTTTTTGCTTTAACTCTTTCTTCCCATTCACGTTGTCGATCTTGAATCAACAACCATGCACCATGTAGGCAAACATACAGAAACGCCATAATAATACATGCTACGAATATTTGAAACAAATTAAGTAAAATTTCCATCACCAGTTCCTCATTATTTATACGCATCCGATCATAACTTCGATCTCAGGATACTTTTTTTCAAAAGTTTCTAACCATTCATCAAACTCGGGTGTCAGATCGTCACAGTTAACTGCTACAAGTCGTAACTGTTCACCTGTTTGTTCATACACCGTTCTAAACTTCATGTGATCTTCATCAGTCGCATCAATACACATTGAAGCATACTGAGTGCGCATAAAGTCGTCTGAATCAAAATATGACACTAATTTGTTGATTGACCATGACTTAGGCAACAACACAACCTTGCCTTTCTGAACATACTCATCCGCCTGATTATGGCAAATGACGGGATTCAATCGAACCCCATCTTCTAAGATTTTGCTTACAATTTCCATTCCGTTTCATCCTCAACGGCACTTAACGCACATTGCAAGTATTCAGTATCTTCGTCTTGCAAATGTGCCCAATACAAACTAATCTTATCGATCAATTCACACACCTTCATTGGATCAGTCAAATGAACTTGTGTCTCCATCATTTGCTGTAAATCATCCATCATAGGTGTAACTTTTTGATATATGCGGTTCATAAGTTTTCCTACCACGCCGCCTCTTCCAATGCCATATAGGCAAGTTCTCTTGCATAATCTTCCGCCAAATCTTCTGGCCAACCTTGAGCAATTGCTTTGTTGTATTGCTCTTCAAACTCTCTTTCTAAAAAACTTTCATTAACACTAATACTCATAATCTTCTCCGATATTTACACTACGCCAAAAATTAGCAGCGGCCTGTTCATCATTGCCGAACAGATCTTTGTATTCAGCAACAAACTCATTGAGTTCGTTATTTTCCGCTGCTTCAAATAAAACTTCTTTCAATTTCGCCATTACTTTACCTTCTTAAACTTTCTTCTTGATTTCGAGAATTGCTTTAAAGGGTTCTTAAATTCTATCACTTCCGAAGTACCCTGTTTAACATACGCAACACAATGACCAGCAGGGTTGAGTATATAAGTATGATTAGGCATATCCCAATCAGTTACTTCTTGTAACCAGGTATTCATGCTGATAACTCCTCAGCAATCTCCTCGAACAACTTGTAGTATAGATCTACAGTTTCATTAACAGGGTTAAGACGCATGTAGACATCAGCGTCAACGAAATTCCAATTGATTTCGCCGGCAGTGCCAGCAACGATATTTTGAGGATCGGCGATTGCCTCCTCCATGTAAGAACGAATAACTCTCTTCAAATCTTCCATCATAATCTCCAATCAATTCAATTTATACATGTATTATAACACAATAAGCAATAATGTCAACCATTATTTTAAAATAAATAATTCGGGCCTGTCCACTGGATAGAGTAATCTTCAAAGATATTACCACGAGCCTTGTTACGAGCAGGGGCATCATATCCTGCAGCCATGAGAATATCGCCTTTCTTGAACTTTTTATCGTCTTCAATCTGAACAAAACCCCATACCGAACGGTCAGTCAAGATCTTGACATATTTGCGTCCTGTTTTGACGGATAGTTGGCTACGGAACTTTTCAACTCTGTCTGGGTCATTACCATACTCAGACTTATTGGTCCATCTTTCAAAGTCGTTACCGATTGTTTCTAGGAGGGTTTCTACAGCATTATTAAAATCATTCATAATATATTCTCTCTCTTTCAATTCAATTTATACATGTATTATAGCACACTGAGAATAAATGTCAACCGTTTTTTTAAATTATTTTAAACTTTTTACATGAGAACCATGTATTCTGACCTGAATGATATTGTTGTAGTAATCGTCTGATAGCAGAACCTTGCGTTCTACCTGTTCGATTAATTCTAGATATGACATCTCACCCTTAGATGTACATAAGTGAAGTATTTCTCGTTTAAAAGCGTCACATCCTTGTGACTCAACTAACTCCTTAACTAACTCAGAAGAACCATAATAAGACATCCAGTCGGATTCTTTTATGACGATCCGTTTACGTTTCTTGCCTTTCAACGGAGGAAGTTTCGTTTTAGATTGAAACTGTTTTTTACCGACATACATTTTGCCATCGGTATTATTAGTGATAACGTAGACAAAACCCACGTTGTCACCAATCATTTCACTAGTGAACTCCTTCCCATTATATAACCACATATTTTAATCTTCTGATTTAACTAATGTCCAAATTCCGTATGCTAATCCAGCATAAGCGGCAAGTTTAACGATCCCGCCTAAGAAAATTACTGCCAATGAACCAGCGATGATTACACCAGCATCCCAACTTGTTCTTTCAGCGATTCTACCTTTTATCCAACTCACTTTGATCACCTCCCTTAATGTTGTTAATTACATTATTATTTATGTCATAAAAAAACCCTCCCGAAGGAGGGTTGAATATCATCAAATAATATTAGAAAGAATAACGAATTTTTGTCTCAAAGCCATGCTTCCAATCATCAACATTAGTTGATTCAATCTTACCCTTGATACTAAAACCATTACCAAATTTGAACTTGTAACCTGCTTCAACAGAACTTCCACCTGTCATTGCACCTGCTTCAATGTAAGTGCTTTTGCCTTTGTAACCTAGACGAAGATGTGAAGTTGAACCACTGAAGGTTGCATCACTGAACTCAGTAAACTTTACTTTGTTCTTTAGTTGAACATAAGGACCTGCAAATGCAGATACTGACATAAGTGATACAAGTGCTACTACGATTAATTTTTTCATTGGGGTCTCCTTATAAACCTATGAATGAATCTCTTAAATCTTTTGATAGTGGAATCAATCCCTTATCAAGTAAATAACCATCGTCACCTCTAGCCTTCTCTGAAGTGAACTCTCTTACATACTCAGCGATACCTGGCACTACACCAACATGAGCCTTCTTAACATAGAAGTATAGTGGGCGAGATACTGAATATGATTTGTCTGCAATGTTTTCGAATGTTGGTTCAACACCTTCAATCAATGAACCTTGCACAACATCGGCATTCTGGTCAAGGAACGAGAACCCAAAGATACCATAAGCATTTGGATTTCTAGTTAACTTTTGAATGATTAGGTTATCATTCTCACCCGCTTCGACATATGCTCCATCTTCACGAACTGTATGACAGATTGCTTTGTACGCTCTCTTATCAACTTTCTTCATCGCTTTGATGTCTGGGAACTTCTTACAACCACCTTCCATTGCTAACTCGACAAATGCATCACGAGTACCAGAAGTGGGCGGAGGACCTAGAACTTCAATTTTTACATTAGGTAATGACGAATCAATATCTGACCAATAAACATATGGGTTTTCGATCAATGCTCCATCAGGACCAGGAACTTCTTTTGCTAATGCTAAGAAGATTTGTTTACGTGTTACATTTAACACATCGCTTTCTTTGCTATTTGATAAAACGATTCCGTCATAACCTACATTTACTTCGAGTATATCTGTTACGCCATTTGAAGCACATTTTGCAACTTCAGAATCTTTGATAGCACGACTTGCGTTCGTGATATCTGCGTATTGTGTACCAACACCGCCACAAAATAGTTTGAATCCACCACCTGTTCCGGTGCTTTCAATCTTTGGTGTTTTGATGTTTGCTTGCTTACCTACTCTTTCTGCTACAACAGTTGCGAAAGGATATACTGTAGATGATCCTACGATTTCAACGGTTCCTCGAGCGAAAGATTGGGTAGAAGCGAAAAGGGTTATTGCTATTAGAAGTGCGAATCTCATAAAGACATTCTCCTTATATTATTAGTGACATAAAAAAACGCCAGCACACGAAATGCTGACGTTATATGTATAATCTATTTTCCTGTTTTAGATGACAGTTAGATTATAATTAGATGAAGTTTTTATGACACCTAAGTGTTGTCTCCATCATGATACTTGACTTGACTTTTGTCAAATATTTTGCGATCTTCACGTAGTTTAGCATAGTCACGTATTGAGATTGCTAATAATCCTACTGCGGGAACAGCGAACCACATGTTTTGAGTTGCGAATGCAATAGCAGCATTCATGATACCTAATGCAAGTCCTGCTTGCACCATTAAGTCACGAGTTGTTAAGATTTCATTTTTCATAATAATATACCTTTAATAATTTAATCAAATAGTGTACAAGCTAGTACTGTGTTATTATACAGTATTCTGATCCATTTGTCAACCGGATCTTATAAACTTTCAAGAAAATCTAATACTGCGTTTCTCTGAGTATCATTTAAACTTTCGTAAGCGACTTTTGATGCTTCACCCTCACCACCATGCCATCGTATTGCTTCGTCAATTGTTCTTGCTCGACCATCATGCAGATATCCAATACGATTTAGATCAGCAGGGTAATCACGAGCAAGAGATACGAGATCGTTACCTTTTGCATCACCCAACA